TGAGGTGACCACGCGTTATGCCATGGACGAGAACGGGGAAGCGATGGACCTCGAACAGTTCTTCAAAGCTGTCGAAGCCAAGCGTGTGAATGCTGCGGACCTCAACGCTTTGCAGTTCGGGGGAGAGCGGAAGTATTTCACTGACGGGCCATATTGCCTTGAGGTCATGGCAGCACAGGGAAAGATCAGAGAGAACAGAAACATTACGATGTTTGCGGTGGGTGTATACTGCCGCCTGAAGTGGCCTGACGATTGGAAGAAACATCACGAGGAATATAACCGCGTCCTTTGCGATCCTGCATTGGAAGCGTCAGAGATCGTGAACATCCAGAGGTCATTGGAGAAAAAGCCAACGTATTTCTATCAGTGCGATACATGTCCGCTAAAAGATTTCTGCGACAAAAACATTTGCAAGACCCGTCCATATGGTGTCGGGAACCAAGCACCAGATATGCCCAACGTCGGTGGCCTGACAATACTGATGTCGGAGCCGCGTCTGTATTTCATGGACGTCGATGGGCAGCGCATGCAACTGACGACTGAGCAACTCCAGAACCAAACGCTCTGGCAACGGCAATGCATGGAACAACTCAGTATGATGCCGCCCACGCTCAAGCCACAGAAGTGGCAGCAGATGGTCAACGAACTGATGAACAAGTCGGTAAAGCAGGAAGTACCAGAAGAGATGACGATCAAGGGTCAGTTCAAGGAACTGCTCAAGGTGTACTGCACCAGTCGCATCAAGGCCATGGCTCCAGAGGAAATGGAGATGGGCAAGCCTTGGACCGAGGAAGGTCTGACCAAGTTTACTATCGCAGGGATCATGTTGTTCCTGAAGAACCGAGGCTTCACCGAGTATACAAGGGCCGAGGTGCAAGAGCGATTGAAAGAATTAAACGGCGGTCAAGAGTGCCATGGGCACCATGCCATCAGGAAGGACGGCAAGCGTACAACGCTGCGTGTATGGTGGGTCCCCGCGTTTGAAGAAGATGAAATAGAACTAAACAGTAAGGAGTTGGAAAATGACATTCCATTCTGAGGAGAAACTTATGCGGATCGCGGAGGTCACTGAGTGGCTAAACGTATCCAAGTCTACAATCTACAAGTGGGTCAAAGAGGGGACATTCCCGAAGCCGATCATCTTGGGTGAGGAATCAGGATCCAAGAACAACACCAGCCGTTGGGTAGAGACGGAGGTCGTGGAGTGGTTAGCGTCACGTCCACGGGGTAAGAATGACGAATGAGCGTTTGATCCTTGGCCCTCCAGGCTGCGGAAAAACATACACTCTGATCCAGCGGATCCATCAGGCATTCGAAGAGGGGGTTCGGCCTGAAGAGATTGCGTTTGTTTCGTTCACACGCAAAGCGATCCAAGAAGCGGTGGAGCGGGTGCTTGAGGAATTTGGTCTGACCATCAAACAGCTTGGTTACTTTCGCACCCTGCACTCGATTGCGTTCCGTGCGCTGGGCTTGGGTAGCGGCAGCATCATGGACAAGGATGATTGGAATGCGCTTGGTCGGAACCTTGGCATGTCATTCGCTGGCATGGACAAGACCGACCCAGACAACGGTGTCCTGATCACAGAGGTGGGCGGTAGCGGCAGTAAGTATGTCCAGTTGATAGACAGGTCCCGATACAGGGAAGTGTCACTGGAGAGGGAGTACAACGACGCTGAAGACTATGAGCTTTACTTCTCCAAGCTGGAGCAGATCGAGAAGACGCTGACCTTGTACAAGAACATGCAGTCCAAGTACGATTTCGTGGACCTGATCGAGAAGGCGATGACCATTCCGTTTCCACACTTCAGGCTGCTGATTGTGGATGAGGCACAGGACCTGACGCCCTTGCAGCTGCGGATGGTGAAGCACATGTCTGAGTATGCGGACGAGGTGATCTACGCTGGCGATGACGACCAAGCCATCCACCGTTGGACAGGGGTCGACGTGAAGAAGTTTATCACGCTGACTGACAACGTCGAAGTGTTGAGCCAGTCGTACCGTCTGCCCAGAAAGATCCATGAACTGTCCCAGCAGGTGGCGAAGCGTATACACAACCGTATACACAAAGAGTTCCATCCACGCGAAGAGCAAGGCAAAGTCGAATACCACCTTACTTTGGACACAATCCCCTTACATCAGGGATCATGGACAATCATGTGCCGCACCAACAGTTTCGTCGGAGAGTTCGCGGAACAGTTACGAGATGCGGGGTACTTGTACAGTGTGAAGGGTAGGGCCTCGATCAATCCCGACCAGGGTGAGGTGATGTTAATGTGGAGAACATTGCAGGGCGGTGGAGTCATCACATTCCTGCAAGCCAAGAAGATGTTCGACATCGTGCCAAAGCAGGGAGACTTTGCGGTCGTCAAGCGCGGGGCAAAGAAGTTGCTAGAGGCAGCGGACCCCGAGACGCTGTTCGGATATGATGACCTGTGTCAGTACGGGTTGCTTGCACCATTGGACCGAGATGCGATGGACGTGGTACGATTAGGCAGCGACGACAAGCTGTATGTACAATCGTTAGAACGTAGAGGTGAAAGCATCACTGAGCCACCGCGCATTAAGATATCGACATTCCATGCGATGAAGGGTGGAGAGGATGACAACTGCGTCGTGTTCCTTGCCTCGACCAAGGCATGCATCGAAAGCAAATACCCAGACGATGAACACCGTGCGTTCTACGTTGGGATCACACGGGCACGGAACGAACTACACATTTTGGATACGGATAAACGATACAGGTATGAACTATGAACAGGGACGAGATACTCGATAAAGCAAGAGAATTAATCAACGGCGACCGTGCAAAGGATTACGGTGACGCACACGAGAACCATGCGCGTATTGCGGAAGGGTGGAACATCATCCTGCGTGGCGCACTGAACAGTCATGGTTATCTAACGCCAGCACACGTTGCGCTGATGATGGACTGGGTCAAGACAAGTCGACTGATTGAGACAATAGATCATCCAGATTCATGGATCGACAAGGCAGGATACACGGCTCTGGGTGCAGAGTTTGTGGCAAAAGAAAAACGCAGCATCGAGGAGGTTATCGAAGATGCAAGGAAATCTATTCGGTAGTGATCTGGACCACCAGATTAAAAACGAAATGGACCTGATTGATCAGACTTGGAACATCCCATCGGAGTTCCCAGACCTGACGAAGCACAAAGAAATAGCCGTGGACCTTGAGACCTACGACCCCAACATCAAAACACTGGGGCCAGGTTGGGCGCGGAAGGACGGATATATCATCGGCATCGCCGTGGCAGCGGGAGACTTCCAAGGATACTACCCCATGCGCCACAACAACGGGCACAACATGGATGCCAAGATGGTGCTGAAGTGGATCAACAAACAGCTGTCGGTCCCTGATATGAACATCATCATGCACAATGCGACGTACGACGCAGGATGGCTCCGTGCAGAAGGGGTTGAGATCAAGGGTAGGATTATCGACACGATGATCACAGGGGCACTGGTGGACGAGAACCGCTGGTCCTTTGGCCTAGATGCAATGGCCCGTGACTACGTCGGTATCCGCAAGGACGAGAAGCTGCTCAAGGCTGCGGCCCAAGCGTGGGGCATCGATCCCAAAGCAGAGATGTGGCAACTCCCTCCGATGTACGTTGGAGCCTACGCAGAGCAGGACGCCGTTGCTACGCTACAGCTGTGGCATTCGCTCCGCGCTGAACTGGAGAAGCAAGACCTGTGGTCAATCTGGCAACTGGAAACAGGGTTGATCCCCTGCTTGTTGGACATGCGAACCAAAGGTGTACGCGTTGACCTGGACAAGGCAGAGCAAAACAAAAAGCTGATCCACAAGAAGACAGACGAACTGCGCAAGTTTATCAAAACAGAGTCAGGAACAGACGTCGACATCTGGGCCGCTGCGTCTATTGCAAAGATGTTTGATAAGATGGGTATGGAATACCCTACCACAGAGAAGGGAGCACCGTCCTTTACCAAGGCATACTTGAACAGCCATGAGGCCAAGGTATGTCAGGCTCTGGTCAAGCTGCGGGAGTTCGACAAAGCAGACAGCACATTCATCGACAGCATCCTGCGCCACGAGCACAACGGACGTATCCACACTGAACTGCACTCGACCCGTCGGGATGAGGGTGGAACCGTGACAGGACGTTTCTCTTCTTCGAACCCCAACCTCCAGCAAATCCCTGCACGAGACAAGGAAGTGAAGA